GCAAGTACAAGGAGTATGCCGACCGGCTCGATGCTGGCGACTATGACGACCGCGAGATGTCAATGCACATCTCGGGGGAGGAAGGGCTTTCAGCTACCGGCATACGTGATGAAATAGACTTGCGGAACTCGAAGGTTTCCCCAGACGATGAGAAGGAGACAATGGACAAATTGTGCTACTGTGCGAGTGAAGACGAGCTGGCCCAGTTCAATGGTTACCTGTGGGACTTAGACACGGTGACCGACCATGACGGGTACAGCAGATCTTTGCCTGCCAGCTGGAAAGCTGGCGGAAGCGTCTAGGAGAGGAGGAATCACGGGTGTCGCCGCCCACAAAACCCAAAACAGGGTAATTGGCGGCCCGTAGCATGTCAGGTGAGCGCCCACCATGGGGTGGAATGAGCGGCCTGAACTTTCGCACTGCCGTGGTGCGCAAGGGGTGCGCGGGGAGGAAAATGCCCCAGCGTGAGATGACCGCGTTGTCCTAGAGGGGGTTTACCGTCTCGCCCAGTGTTGGACAACTAACTGTGCCCTAGCAGGAGGTCAGCCTTATTCTTCCAGCCCTACCCCGTGTCTGGCGGGCGGGTCAGAGCCTGTGTGGGAGCCGAACACTCTCCCTGAGGTGTGGCGCAGACGTGGAGCCGGAGTTGAGCACCGGTAAGGATTAGCCATCCTGAATCCACGTACCCCGAGTCCCCCCTAGGGAAGGGCACCTCCAGTGGCCTGGGTAACCACGTAGGAGGAAAGTCGAAGCTGGTCACGTGCGCGAAATCGCTCGTGGTTGGTTAGGGGACCAGTGGTGATGGTTGCGGTACCGTAGTGGTAGGCGTACTACCATGGGATTCTTAAAGGTAACGTACCGGACGTAGTGAGCTATGGGCCAGGCAAATACGAAATCCGGCAACCTACCGCGGAAGGGACACTGTGTAAGTGCGGCCTTGTCGCCCCCTACCTCGGAATCCCGCTCATGTATAGGCCAGACTGAAACTCGACGTGAACAGAACCACCAACGGCGGGTGCCGTCGAGCGTGTAAAGTTTTATTGTACAGAATGTCCGTGGCCCAGGTGAACCCCGCCTGAGACGTGTAAAGAGAGCGCACCGGACAGCGCATGTGTTACTTGTTTTGCTATCCGTGTCATGAGCCTGTCAAGCAAGCAGAAGAGGGCAGTGGCCAAGCTCCCCGCTGGAAAGCGAGCCGATGCTGCACGTGTATTCGAGCAGCAGAACCAAGCAGGCAGGCGAGCGGGCCCAAGGAAGGAGCAGCGCAGGCCCAAGCAGACCGCAGGAAGGCCGAAAGGGACGGGGGACATCTTTCACCCCGCACACCCAGGCCTAATCCCCTCATTGGTCTGCGAGGGTTCGGCATTCCCGATACAGGACATCGCGCGCGCGGTCACGAACGCGACTAGCGTGGGGAAGCGCATCATAATCGGGACGAACACGGGCCGCGCCGGGTCCATCTGGACCGAGGTACTGGCGCAGCCCACGCCAACGTCTGGCGTGAGGACTGTGCCATTACTGTCAGATTCGGACACGGCGGGCGGACCGACTTCAGGCCGTGCGATGAAGTTCTCGATGACACTTGTGAACACCACCAACGCGTTCCATCGCGAAGGAAGGGTCTACACGCTGAACGCGAACCAGAGGTTCGCGCTGCCGGCGGCGCCTAGCACCATGACGCAG